GTGGATTCAGCGCTTGAGTGGCCGTAACCTCACGGCGCCGATAATTTTCATGCTTCCTGCCCGACGATCTTCCGATAGTGAGCGATTGCTCAAATCCATCCATGAGATGTTGCACGCCAGTTCTGTGTCCGACGCCGGGCGGCGTTGGATGCTCCAAGCCCTCGATCCCGCCCATGATCATGGGAGTGATGGGTTTCCCGATACTTCCGCCCAGCCCGTATTTCGCCCGATTACCACAGCCCAACGCATCATCAATTTCCCGCCTGGTTTGGAGGGCGGCGTTTGGGATTGTGCGATGGCCATGTTTGACGAAGACGCTGTCGGTGTTTACTACGCCACAGGTCCCGCCGGCACTGACTTTTCCTCCGCGTCGTATACTGGTGGTGACACCGCCCACCAGTATGGTTATATCCCGCTTTATCAGTCAATTGTCGGCGAGCTGTCTTCGGCGTGGCTGTCCATCTCTCGTTCCACTGGTGGAACGCCGCCCGATCCTGACATCGTCGCGTTCCCCGCCTCGGATATCGCCTCTCCACTACAGCCCTCGGCCGTGAGGAGCTCTTTCCGGGGGCTCACCGTTACTCTCAATTCTGCGGATGTGAACAATTTTGGTCAGGTGTATGCCGCCCAATTCTCTGGCGTACACAGTCGCGGCCAATCAGCGTTCCTTCCCACTCCGTCTGGTTCCGTTATGGCTTACAACACGGACATCTTTCGCCTGCCTTGCGACGAGAATGACCTTATGGCCACGGTGCCTAATGCTTACACGGCGCCTGCGCGTGATGGCATTTACGTGCCCATGCGCTACGGAGGGCCTCAGAATGAGTACGGGTCATCCCGGCCAACGTCATCTGTTGCGTCACTGATCGCGTACAATGCAAGCACGATTGCCAATCGAATTGACATGCTCGGAGCGGAATCCGCACTCACGCAGGGCGAGTTCACCTCATCTGTCTTTCGGACTGGCTCACTGCCATACATTGTCGCCGCGGGTGGTCAGGGGCCAGTGTGGTGGCTCCCCGCTGACTTCCCCGCGGG